GGCTCTGTGGTTGATATGCGCCGGGCGGGGCGCAGATACAAAAAAGGCCCGCCGAAGCGAGCCTGGAAAATAAGTGTGGTGCGTTGTACTGGATTCGAACCAGTGACCGATTGCTTAGAAGGCAATTGCTCTGTCCGGCTGAGCTAACAACGCAGGGTACGGATAATGGACCGCCATCGAGGACTCGAACCCCGCGCAACCAGCTTCGAAGGCTGGCGCTCTATCCCGATGAGCTAATGGCGGTATGTGATGGTGGCCCTTGCTGGATTTGAACCAGCGACCTGGCGATTATGAGTCGCTCGCTCTCACCACTGAGCTAAAGGGCCGGGCGCAGAATAATAACGGTGCGTCACTGATTCTGCAATATCATCCGTTCTGACTGATAAAATCCTGAACTTCCCTGACTGTCTGCTCAAAACGTCCGGTCTCCAGCTCAACACCAATCGCCCGACGTCCCAGTGACAGCGCCGCTTTTACCGTTGAACCTGACCCCATGAAAAAATCTGCAATCAGGTCACCCGGACGACTGCTCGCACTGATTATCTGCCGCAGCATTTCTGCCGGTTTTTCGCACGGATGTTTCCCGGGATAGTACTGTACGGGTTTGTGCGTCCACACATCCGTATAAGGAACCGCAGCCGATACGGAAAAATAACGCCGCAGGGTTTTATACTCTTCCTGCAGGCTGACATATTGTCGGCTCAGTTCACTGTATGTACTGACCAGCTGGTGGTGTGGCCATTCCAGTTCACCGCGCTGATGCTTCTCTTCTGCCACCCGGGCAAACAGGGCCTGTAATTTCAGATAATCGCTTTCGTTCGGCAGCTGCCACTGACTGGCACTGAACCAGTGCGACACCATGTTTTTCTTTCCTGTGACATCTGCAATCTGTTTTGCCGTTATCCCCAGGGCAGCGCGCGCATCACGAAAGTAAGCAATCAGCGGGGCCATCACATGCTGTTTCAGTGCCCTGCCCTTCGCCTCACAGCCATCATCTTTCGGGCGATACGGCCCCTGATAATGTTCCGCGAACAGAATGCGCTCTGTGGCCGGAAAATACGCCCGCAGGCTTTCCTTGTTACACCCGTTCCAGCGTCCGGACGGCTTTGCCCAGATGATATGGTTCAGTACGTTAAACCGCTCACGCATCATGATTTCGGTGTCAGATGCCAGGCGATGGCCACAGAACAGGTAAAGACTTCCGGCTGGTTTCAGCACCCGCCAGAACTGCGCAAGGCACTGGTCCAGCCACTTCAGGTAATCTTCATCACCCACCCACTGGTTATCCCAGTCCGCGGGTTTCACTTTGAAGTACGGCGAGTCCGTGACTATCAGGTCAACAGAATTTTCGGGTAACGACCGCATAAATTCCAGGCAGTCGGCGTTGATTAACTCATAACTGGATATTTTTACAGTATTAAGCATGGATCATTAAGCCTGTCTCTGATAGGCTCATTCTGCTTTTGCGCAAAGCAGTGGGCCTGAGGTTTGCTTGTGATCCAGACGCATGAGCAGATGGCTGGTGAGTGCCCCTAACACCCACCAGCCGCCCATTTACCACAAATAAAAAAGCCTTCAGGACTGAAGGCGTCTGTAACAACCAAACTGATAGTCTGCCAGACCCGCCATAACCAGCTGGGTCAGTATTAACTGGCAGCGTTCGCGTGAAAGGTAAGTATTCTGCGCAATCTCCCCGACTGTCGCCGGGTCGGTAACGCTTAATTCATTAAACACCACTCTGGCGGTTTCTGTCATATCCTGCTGTTTTAGCATGCTTTTTCCCTTTTCCGGTTAACGTGACACACCAATAACTCTTGTCGAAAAAGCCAGCAAGCTGAAAGACCGGTATTCACCGCCACCAGCGCGTTTACTGTACTGACGCGATTTCAGTCATAAAAAACCCGCCTGGCGGCGGGGTGTAAAAAATCTTCTAACGTCAGGCATAAAAAGCCCATCGTTAGGGGAAATTTACCACAGATTCGGGAAAAATCAACAAAGCTATCTGGTCACCTTTTTCAGTTGTTGTTCTGCCCATGCTTCTTCAATATCAAACTGCACCACCAGCGTATCGTAAAAACGTTTAACTGTTTTTTTCCATGTATCAAGAGATATGGCATCGGTTACATTACATATGGCATTAAATGCCTCCGTTGAAGGTAATCTTTCATAGCCACGCCCACCACAACGCTGACAGTTTCTGAAAACCGGCACACCCTGTTTTTCCGACTCTTCACGATGAATGGCAACACCGCGCCCACGACAATCTTTACAGGCTGTGGAAACCTCCCCCTTTCCGCCACACTCCGGACAGGCAACTTTTACCACCTCCCTGACTTTTTTCCATTCCTCCCAGTAAGACGGATACACGCCTTTTGTGCACTTTGCCCATACTGGCGGCTTACCATCCGGATACTGGATCTTGTTTGTAAAAACCTCGCTTTCAATAAATTTTTTTCCGTGACAGCAGGGGCACTGTTTTTTGCTCGCCGCGCTACGGGCATAATCTTCAAACGCATACGAAGCCATAATGCGCATCACTGCCGGTTTTATTTCTGCCGGGAGTTTTCTTAACGCCGCCACGCAATCACACCGACTGAGTGCATATTCTGTCAGCAATTCTGTTGCCCGCTCTCTGTCATTCATACTAATGCCCATTTTCCCAAGGAACGCAGAAAACCCCATCTCAGCCCGATTCTGTGTCATGCCCTGCGCTGCCATCACATCAGTGATACTCAGCGCATCTTTTGACGTCGAGGCAGAGGCATCTGTCAGGCCGGGGGATTTTGGTGAATAGTACTTCGGTAAATCTTCCAGTTTCATTTTTGGGCCTGTCCTTCATGCGTTATTTGGTAAATCTTCACACCCAGTCGTCCACCAGATACTGGCTGACCACGTACAATATTGATTTCATCAAACTGCTCGTCATCAATGAGCACTCCCGCATGCGTCAGCGCATCCAGCGGTGCTTTCAGAATATTGTCCAGGTCGCGACGGCGCTTATCCGGTGGCTCTGCAATCACCTTTATCGCCAGCCTTCCGGACAGGCTTAATTTCAGCCGCTGCTGGCGAACAATAAGCGCCACTGCCCGGCGATAACGCTTTCCCTCCTCCGAGATAAAATATGTACTGCCACGACGACGCCAGTAGGTGTTCACCGTTGGCGGGTAAGGTAAAACCAAATCTATAGGCATCAGTCACCTCTTTTACCCAAGCACGCCAGTCGCAAAGGCGTGATCAAGAAAATGAAAAATCAACTCAACCTGGGACCCGTACTTTTTCTCAAACTCCAGCGGGTCAGCATGAAGTTCGTTGTGGTGCTCCCGGCACAACGGTAGTGTGAAAATATCGTGGGATTTTGTCCCCATACCGCCCTGCCCATGGCCAATCAGGTGATGGGGATCGTCGGCTGGTTTACCACAACACACGCACGGCTGTGTCTTTACCCAGCGCGTGTACTTTTCATTAACCCAGCGACGACGTTTAGGCCGTTTCATGAAAGATTCCGGGGACTCCGGATCAACGGCGATGCTTACTACCGTCTTTTCCTGTGGCGTGGTTTGTGGCTGGTGGGCGTGAAGCGGTGGCGCTATGTTTTTTGTCCGCTGCTTCAGTATGCTGGTGGCGGTCTGCTCTCCCGGTACGATGTCGCTCTCACTGTATACGGAGCGGATTTTTTCCACCGGTAATCCCAGCGAACGACGCAATACAGACTCCGGAATTGCATCAGCCACCTGATGACAAACCGCCCACCAGCATAACTCTGCCAGCGACAGTTCCCGCTCCTGCGTGCCATTCATTGCATGACGGATGACGTCAATCATCCAGGCAGCCAGATTCTGCTGAGCAAGTTGCTCCAGTGAATCAGATGTCTGCTCCCGCAGCTGGTTGTCGCAGTGCCAGCACAACACCATCGCGCCGGTACCGTAACGGTGAATGACGGTTTCGCTATGATGATAATCACCGTGTGGCCACTGGCAGGATTTCACGTGACGTAATAACCAGTCAGACAGTGCACCAGCGCCACCCGCAGCACGGTTTACCCGCTCATCACTGAAAAATGGCAGTAATGATTTGTCTTCCACCAGCGGCTGGCGAACAGTGGGAACCGCTCCGGATGGCAGCGCCCGCATGTTTTTCGGTTCCGGCTCCACCAGCACCCTGCCGCAATGAAAAACCGGCAGTGATTCACGACCGGGCGTAAGGACCACCAGCCCGAGTTCCGGAACCAGAACAGGTCGAAGTAATACCCGCACATTACCTCCAGACGCGCTGACGGTAGCAGGCATGTGTCCGTGGCAGATGTGCACGAACAGGAAGATATACAGAAACGGTCCAGGTCAGACGATCAGCGTTCAGGCTCCGCTCCACACGGACACCGCGACGCCAATACGCCTGTTGAAGCATATCGGCCTCATCGGTCGAACAGAACAGATAATGAAACCAGCCATACTGAGGCACACGGAAACGCCGCCCCTGCTTAGTAGTCGGGGCGGCTTCGGAATTGTGGGATTTTATATGTTGCGCCATCGGCTTCTCCGGTGACGCAGCAGGTGCCAGTTGTTCAGGCTGACGGCGCGAATTGTAAGGCAATACGCCGGAATGTACAAACAGAAAACCCGTCAGTAAGACGGGGATAACCAGAACCGGTTACTTTAATAATTTCAGCGTTTTTACATCCAGTTCAACACTGTTCAGGTCTTTATCAAGTTCACCCTCGATTATTACCTTATCTTCCGGAGACACATTCTGCCCGGCCCATACACTTTCATCGATATCCGTGACAATGGTTCCGCTACTGTCGCGAAACTCATAACGATCATCACCCAATTTTTTAACGATGTGCCCTTCAAGGATAACCCATGCCTCGTCCTTCTGTTCTTTTGCCTGCACTACTGTTGTTGAACGCTCTGCTTCAGACCCCAGAAAACCTCCCTGTTGTGCAAAAACGCCAAAAGACACGCAGGAAAAAAGGGCTGCGATTAATACTTTTTTCATTATCGTCCTCTTCAAGAAATTAACATGAACACTTGCATTGCAGCATATAAAATGCGGGTGCGTTGAGGATGCCTGACACATCAGAGGTGGCGAGGGATTTCTCCCTCGCCTGGTCTCTTACTTCTCAGATTCGTAGTCTACGAAGACAGCGACCTCCGTCTGGCCGGTTCGGATTCGTACCTCGCAGAGGTCTTTCCTCGTTACCAGTGCCGTCACTATGACGGTTAAACAGATGACAATCAGGGCGATTAACATCGCCTTTTGCTGCTTCATAGCCTGCTTCTCCTTGCCTTTCGGCACGTAAGAGGCTAACCTACATGAGCAAAGCATGAAATTGGCCTCAGATTAATGTTAAGCGTCTTGCCGGACGCGTAATGTTAACTGGGGCTTTTCTCTGTCTGCCTTACGGTGGCATGCCCGAGGCAGACAGCCTCAAGCACCCGCAGCAATTCTACTTAACTCTGCCGTTACAGCAAACCGTTTTCGCCCGATATGGGAATTCCCATATCGTAATGAATTCAGTTCCCTAGTCGATCCATCAAAAACACAACCAGGCAGTAAACGCCCACAACAGCAACAACAGCCAGCGCACCTTCCATTGCCAGTGATATATCATCCGACATATTCCCTCCTTTGGTGTTAATCCCGGCGAACGTTTTTACCCCCACCGACAAATAACATATACTAAAAAAGCGATAGCCATAGCAACGCCTGTAATTGCAAATGCTTCAGGCCAGTTCATTGGCGCACCTCCTGCGGCGGTTCTGGTAGCGGCATCCAGTGTGACGGTTTCCACGACGCACCAGGAATTATCCACCCATCATTAGCGTCAGGATGACCCGGGATGTAAGTCGCCCATTTCATTCGCCAGTCACCTTTCCTGTCAAACTCCACGGCAACAAGAACGGCTGTTTTGGTATCCGGCATTCGCTCACTACAGCTTATC